CTGGCAGTCTGTAACCTTGAATGATAGAGCTTATTTCTTTCAAGCAGGTTACAAACCTTTGTATTACACTAACGAGTCTACTGCTGATGAGTTTAAAAGCATAGACCAACACGCTGATTATACAGGTAATGTGCCTAGTGCAAACATAGTAATGAGTGCTTATGGTAGACTATGGGCAGCAGACACTGCCAACAACAAGACTACTGTATACTTCTCAGACCTCCTAGAAGGTACTAAATGGGGCAGTGGGAGTGCTGGTAGTATCAATATAGCAGGTGTGCTTCCAAAAGGCTCAGATGTCGTTACAGGGCTTGGTAGCCACAATGGTAATTTAATTATATTTTGTAAGAACAATATTATTATATTTAAAGATAACGATAGTTTTCAAGGTAGCTTTGATGTAAACACTTTAACTTTAGTAGAAGTATTAGAAGGTGTGGGTTGTATCGCTAGAGATACAATACAGAACACAGGAGCGGATATTTTATTTTTATCTGCTACAGGATTAAGAAGTTTAGGTAGAACAATACAAGAAAAATCAGCTAAGTTAAATGACCTATCTAAAAACATAAGAGATTCTTTTTTAGGTAATGTAAATAGAGAATCTAATTTTAGTTTGATTAAGTCTTGTTACTTTCCTGAGAAAGCGTTTTATTTAATATTCTTACCAGAAGCAAAAACTATTTATGTATTTGATACTCGTAGACCACTAGAAGATGGTTCTTATAGAGTTACTACTTGGAACGACTTAGACCACACTGATTTTGTTTACGATAAAACAACTAAAGAAATGTACATTACACAAGCTAATGGCATAGCAGAATATGGTGGATTTACAGATAATTCTGTTCCTTACACTATGAGTTATTTTACTAACCACTTTGATTTAAATTATCCAAATCAAAACAAGTTATTAAAACGAGCTGCTGTCACTGTTATTGGCTCTACTGGACAACCTTTTAATTTAAAGGCTGGTTTTGATTATGTAACAAGCTACTTCTCGTTTCCGTTTACAATAAAAGATATACCAGTGTCAGAGTACGGAACAGCAGAGTATGGAGCTAATGCAGCAAGTGTAGCAGAGTATCAAGCAGGTATATCATTAGATAGATTAGATTCATCTGTATCAGGTTCGGGAAGCATCTTTCAATTAGGTATAGAAGCAGAAATTGATGGTGGTTCTTTGAGTATACAAAAAGTAGATATTTACGGAAAACTAGGTAGGATTATATAAATGAGTAATTATTCAAAAACAACAGACTTTGCAGCTAAAGATGCCCTTAGTACAGGTAACGCTAACAAGATTGTAAAAGGCACGGAGATTGATGATGAGTTTAGTGCTATACAAACAGCAGTTAATAGTAAGGCTGACATTAATAGTCCTACTTTTACTGGAACACCAGTAGCTCCTACTGCTGTAGCTGATACAAATACAACACAGGTTGCTACGACTGCTTTTGTTACTGCTGCTGATAATGTAATAGAAACTTCATTACAAACTACAGAAAATACATTACAAGCAGCAATTGATTTAAAAGCAAATATAGCTTCTCCTGCTTTTACAGGAACTCCAACTACACCTACACCAACAGCTACTGACGACAGTACACAATTAGCTAATACAGCTTTTGTTCAAGATGCTATTGCAGCAGGTAGGGGTTTTATAGCTTTTAATGGTGCTACAGGAGCTACTATAGCTTCTCAAAACTTAACACTAACTAAAGTAGGAACAGGTGACTATACGATTACTTGTGATGCGTCATTACAAGATGGTACATCTAATTGGGCAGTGACAGTAGGTAATGTAGATGAAGGTACTGTATCTCAAACTGCCAATACAAATACTAGTGCTAATAATACCCTTCTTGTTTATAACTGTTTTGTTAGTAGTAGGACTACAACAAGTTTTAGTTTAAAAGCAAAAAGTAGTTTTAATAATTATATAGTGTTTGTTGCAGCTGATGGAGATGGTAATGCCACACAAATGTTTGGTATTACAGCAGTAGACCCAACTTACATTGTAGCAACCCTTTACTGAGGATTATAAATGAAAAATATTTTCTTTCAATTTCCAGAAGGAACTCCTAAAGTTTCTTTAACTGTGTCTGACAAGTCTGTAGAAGAGTTAAAAGAAATGGGAGTTATTCCTAAAACTTCTAAAACTGTTATAAAACCTTTTAATACAAATCCTAAATCAAAAGAGTTAGGTATGTCTATTCATGTAGATAAGTTAAGGTTTAATAATAACTTTACAGATATAGAGTTTGACTTAGAACTACTTTCTTTATGGTTTTTAGATTTTTATAGAGAGATTAGAACAAATGTCTTTAAAATTTTAGATATGTATCAATCTAGGGCTTTGTCAGAAGGTAGACAAGACTTACTAGAAGTTATTAACTCTGACAAACAAGCCTTGAGAAACTTAACTTCTACTTTAGATTTACAAAGTTGCACTACCCCAGAACAAATAGCTAATAAAATACCTTTTGAATTAGCAACAGACTATGATGAAAAATACAAAGATTTATTCTAAGGCAGAAAGTTTAGCAAAAGATATTATACTAAAATATAAAGATAGTGCAGAAATAAATTTAAATGCAAAAAATAATGTTTCTAAAAAGGCTTTACCAAATATAGATATTAATGTGGCTACCAATAGAAATTTGATAGACCTAAGTAACAAAGGATTAAATAATAAGTTTATTCATTTATTAAAAGAGATATACCCTAACTATAATATTATAAATAGTGGGTTTTTTTATTATCCTCCCACTGGTTATATGGGTTGGCACACTAACTCTGAAAAACCTTGTAAAAGAGTTTATATTGTTTACTCTGATAATAAATCTTTTTTTAGATATAAAAATAAACAAAAAGATATTGTTACAGTTTGGGATAAGAAAGGTGTAGATATAAAAGAGTTTGATATACCAAAAAATGATAAGTTGTGGCATTGTATTTATAGCGAAGGAAACAGGGTTAGTATAGGGTTTAGACTGTATGATACATCTTCTTGAAGGTGAGTGGGCAATTACAAAAGATTTGTTAAAAGTAGATTGTAAAAATTTGTATAGTCTTATTAAGTTAAGAAAGCTAGTTTCACAAGAAATAAATGTATCTAGTATAGGGTATAAAGAGTTAGACAGTATAGATAAAGAAAATGTTAGATATAAACTAGCTGATTGTAGTTACCCTATTATTGTAGCTACTATGGAAAATCCTAAAGGTAAACAGTACAGACTTATAGATGGCAGACATCGTATTTTAAAACATATCAACAACGGAGTCTTTAACTTAAAAGCATATGTTTTAGACAAACAAGACATTTTAAAATTTGTAGAAAAATATGGATAAAGTTCCTGTAGTAAAAGATAAAACTTTTACTTTGTACTTAGAAGAATACAACAATTTGTTATTTATTCACTGTGATGTACATAAGTGGTTAAAGAGTACAAGAAAGAAAATGGAAATACATTTAGATTTTTTATTAAAAAAATACAACAGACCTATTTTTGCAGCACAGATAGATAATGATAACAAACACAGGAAGTTTTTAAATATGTACGGATTTAAATATGTTGGAGTTATAAAAGACTTTGAAGGTGATAATAGAACAATCTTTGTTAAAGGAGTAAATAATAATGGGTAAGGCATTAAGTAGTATAACAGGAGGTGGAGGCGGTAAAGAAGCTAAACCAGCATCACCATACACACCTGTACAGTTTCAACCTTACACTTATACAAGCCAAGTAGGTACTACTACTGGTACACCTAGTGGTAATAAATTTAGTTTTAGTTCTGAAATAGATCCAAGACTAATTGATTTGGGTCAAACTGGTTTAAATAGATCAAAACCTTATTTAGAAAGATTTTTAAACAATACTCAACGACCTATGTCTTTGTTTGGAGGTGTTGGTAGTGCAGAAGATAAAGCTGCTGATATATTTAGAACACAGTCTGCATTACTTCAACCTGAGTTTGATTTACAAAACCAACAATTAGCTAATAATGTTTTTGGTAGTGGTAGATTAGGATTACAATTATCAGGTGAAACAGCAGGTGCTGGTAATGTTGGTATGGTTCAACCAGATGCTTATGGATTAGGCAGGGCGCAATCAAGAGCTTTAGCAGAACTTTCTTCTGCTGCTCGTAAACAAGCACAAGGTGAACAACAACAAGAGTTTAACCAAGCCTTTCAAAGTTTTGGTGCTAACGAGGCACAAAAACAACAACA